TTACTCAGCTGAATCGTCCGGCCGAGAACAATCTAATGTCCCAGATCGAGTTCCTAACCGAGATGCTGTATGGCCAGTTGGGCCTAACCGAAGACATTATGAACGGTACAGCCGACGAAAAGGCTATGCTCAACTATTGGAATAGGACGATTGAGCCGGTGCTCACGGCCATGGTCGAGTCGATGATCCGTACTTTCTTGACCAAGACGGCCCGAACGCAGAAGCAGTCCATTGCGTTCTTCCGAGACCCGTTCCGCCTAGTTCCAATCGAAAATATTGCCGAAATTGCTGATAAATTTACTCGTAATGAGATCATGACGTCGAATGAGATGCGACAGGTGGTTGGTTTGGCTCCCCATAAGGATCCGAATGCCGACAAGCTGCTCAATAGCAACATGCCACAAGGAAATCCATCTCCGGTTCAGCTGCAAGTTTCAAATGGATCGAATGGAAATCCAACAGCTGATGCCACTACCGCTCTTCTCGACAAGCTTGATCCAACACTGAGAAAGAGGGTTCAAAATGGGAGCAGAGGCTAGGCCTGATTTCAGCGGCTACGCCACGAAGGCTAACCTTAAATGCTCAGATGGCCGGACGATCATGCCGGATGCCTTCAAGCATCAGGACAAAGAGGTCATTCCTCTTGTCTGGCAGCATGGCCACAACACGCCTGACAACGTACTTGGTCATGCAGTTCTCGAGCATCGTGATGACGGCGTCTACATGTACGGCTACTTCAATGACACCGCTCAGGCAAAGAACGCTCTAACACTCGTACAGCACAAGGACATCAAGTCGCTGTCGATCTATGCTAATGAGCTCGTGGAGAAGTCGAAGAACGTGCTGCACGGCTTTATCCGTGAGGTAAGTTTGGTGCTGTCCGGAGCAAACCCGGGTGCCCTTATCGACAACATTACGCTGGCCCACGCTGACGGCGAGATGGTTACGCTGGAAGATGAAGCGATTATCTACACGGGTTTGGAACTTAATCATGCTGATGATGATTCCTCAGATCCCCCGGAAGACGACAAGAAAGAGAAGAAGCCGACAGCACAGGAGCTGTTCGATGCGCTGACGCCGGAGCAGAAGGCTGCCGCAAAGGAAGTCGTCGAGGCCTCGAAGGTCGAGCCGAAGAAAGAGGTCGCTCATTCCGATGAGGAGTCCGAGTCGAAGCTAGCTCACGACGAAACTGAGAACAAGGAAGGACGGCGCATGTCTCGCAATGTCTTCGAGTCGCAGAATAGAAAGGGTGAAGAGAAGCCGGTCCTGACGCATGACGCTATTCAGGGCATCGTAGCAAATGCCAAGAAAATGGGTTCGCTGAAGCATGCGGTCGAGGAATACGCGCTCGAGCACGGTATCGACAACATCGATCTTCTCTTCCCAGACGCTCGCACCGTCACTTCTACGCCGGAGTTCGACGCACGGCGGATGGAGTGGGTGTCCAGTGTCATCAACGGCACCAAGCACTCCCCGTTTTCCCGCATCAAGTCGATCGTCGCGGACATCACAGTCGACGAGGCCAGGGCCCTGGGTTACGTCAAGGGTAGTTTGAAGAAGGAAGAGTTCTTCGGGCTGGTCAAGCGGACTACGACTCCGACGACGGTCTACAAGAAGCAGCAGCTGGACCGCGATGACATCGTCGATATCACTGATTTCGACGTCGTTACGTGGCTCAAGTCCGAGATGCGTCTGATGCTCGACGAGGAGCTCGCGCGCGCGGTCTTGATCGGTGATGGTCGTAGTGCTGGTCCTGACAAGATCATCGATCCTGCTGGTGCTCAGGATGCTGCTGGTATTCGTTCGATTCTGCACGACGACCCCCTGTATGCCGCTCCGGTAAATGTCACCCTTTCCGATGCCGGATCCTCCCCGGCCGAAGTGATCGATGCGTTGATCACGAACATGGGCCTCTACAAAGGATCGGGTACGCCAACGTTCTACACGACGATGCCGTTCATCACGTCGTTGTTGTTGCTGAAGGACACGACTGGTCGTCGTCTGTACAACAGCAAGTCGGAGCTCGCCAACGCGATGGGTCTCAACGACATCGTCTATGTCGAGGTCATGGAGCAGGAGGCAAATCTGCTCGGTATCGTAGTCAATCTGAAGGACTACACGATCGGTGCCGACAAGGGCGGCGAGGTCAACTTCTTCGACGACTTCGACATCGATTACAACCAGTACAAGTATCTGTACGAGACTCGTCTCTCGGGTGCTTTGACGAAGATCCGCTCGGCGCTGGTTGTCAAGAAGAACTAAGGCAGGTTCCAATGGCAAGATTTTATGGTCGTATCGGTTACGGTGAGACGGTTGAGAATGCGCCAGGTGTATGGGAGGATGTCATTGTCGAGTATTCGTACTATGGCGATGTCATTCGTAATGCCCGAAATCTTCAAGCAGGAGAAAATCTCAATCCTGATCTTAGTGTGCAGAACTCGATCAGTATTGTAGCCGATGAATACGCCAATGAACACTTCTTCGCCATTCGATATGTGGAATGGGCGGGGGTTTTGTGGACGGTTTCAAGCGTCGAAGTACAAAGCCCTCGCCTATTGCTGAGGTTGGGGGAGGTGTATAATGGCCCAACGCCTGCAGTTACACCAGCTCCTTGAAACGTTTACACCAAACGTTTATTTTCAGCCACCAACCAACGTGCAGCTGAAATACCCGTGTATTGTGTACAAACGCGACTTTGCCGACACGAAATTTGCGGATGACGTGCCATATAACCACACTAAACGCTATCAGGTAACGATCATCGATCGAGATCCTGACAGCGATATCCCTGATCAAGTTGCCGCAATGCCTATGAGCCTTTTCAATCGCTTTTACACAGCTGAAAATCTAAATCATGACGTGTATAGCGTGTTCTTCTAAGGGAAAGGAAACAAATGGCACCGCTTACATGGGACGACGTAGGTGATCGCCTGTACGAAGTTGGCGTGGACCACGGTGTCTTGTACCTTCCAGATTCCGCAGGTGTTTACAACACTGGGGTTGCCTGGAATGGTCTCACTACCGTCACGGAATCACCTTCTGGGGCGGACGCTAACCCGCAGTACGCTGACAACATCAAGTACCTGAACCTGATCGCGGCTGAGGAGTTCGGAGCAACGATCGAGGCCTTTACTTACCCGGATGAGTTCGCTGCCTGCGACGGCACGAACATTGACACGCCGGGCGTGGCCGTCGGTCAGCAGGGTCGCCAGATGTTTGGCCTGAGCTACCGGACCAAGGTAGGCAACGATGTCGACGGAGTAGACCATGGCTACAAGCTGCATCTGGTCTACGGCTGTCAGGCCGCTCCGTCGGAGAAGGCCTACGCAACGATCAACGATTCGCCCGAGGCAATCTCGTTCAGCTGGGACGTCACAACGTCTCCTCATCCGGTCACCGGCATGAAGCCGACCTCGCTGATTGTGGTCGACTCCACGACGGTCGACCCAGCGGATCTCACTTCACTCGAGACGCTGCTGTATGGGCAGGCCGCAACTCCGGCAGCTCTTCCAACGCCGGACGCTGTGATCGCACTCTTCGCTGGACCGTAATAATTCCCTCTCCCCTAGACAGGAGATCAGAGGATGCTCACAATTGTGGTTCCAGGTGTCGAAATGTTTGACGAACGCGGCCAGGAGTTCGTCACAGCAGGCGACTTGACGTTGGAGCTAGAGCATTCTCTGGTCTCACTGTCAAAATGGGAGGAAAAGTACGAGAAGCCCTTCTTGGGTAAAGATGAGAAGACGACGGAAGAGACTCTTGACTACATAAAAATGATGACGATGACCTCTAAAGTTCCAGAGGAAGTTTACCAGAAACTCTCTCCGGACAATATTGAGGAAATTAGCAAATATATTGACGCCAAGATGAGTGCTACTTGGTTTAGAGAAGCACCAGGAGCTCCTCCGAGTCGAGAAGTGATTACTGCTGAGCTTATTTACTACTGGATGATTACCTTTCAAATCCCGTTCGAGTGTCAATACTGGCATCTCAACAAATTATTCACTTTGATTCGAGTATGTAACATCAAAGGTGCGACGCCGAAGAAGATGAGTCGCTCCGAGATCGCTGCTCGAAATCGAGAACTCAATGCCCAACGTAAGAAACAACTTGGCACGACGGGTTAGGAAGGGGTGAAATGACACGTCTCGCTTGGGATCAAGTGGGTGAACGCAGTTATGAGTCGGGTATTGATCGAGGAGTGCTGTATCTTCACGACGGAACGGTAGCCGTTTGGAACGGACTCACCGGTATGGAAGAATCGTCAGACACGGAGCAATCGGCGTATTATCTCGATGGGGTAAAATATCTGAACGTTTTGTCTCCGGGGGATTTTTCGGGCAAACTAAAGGCTTTCACTTATCCAGAAGAATTCGATCAAGTCAGCGGAGCGATTGATTTCAGTCCTGGGCTTTCTCTTTACGACCAGCCGCCCAAGAGCTTTAATCTTTCGTATCGGACAAAGCTTGGTAGTGATCTTGATGCCGATCAAGGCTATAAGATCCATATTCTTTACAACGTGATCGCGAATCCTGATTCGGTTGGGCGAGATACGATCAAAGATTCGACTGATGCGGTTGAATTCAGTTGGACGGTAACTGGAACTCCGCAAAAACTTCCGGGGTATCGGCCAACGGTTCACATTGCTATCGATTCCTTGACCACACCGCCCGACATCTTGACGTTGATTGAAAATACGTTGTACGGAACTACCACAACAGGTGCGAGTCTTCCGTCTTTGCAAGAAATTGCTGAATTCTTCGGATATTTGGGTTCGCTTATCATCGTCGATCATAATGATGGTACCTGGTCGGCGATTGATGGAGCGGATACCTACATTACAATGCTAGATGCTACAACTTTCCAGATCGATAACGCTGATACCACGATTATCGATCCAGATACCTATACGATTTCATCGACAAACGTCTAGGAGGTGAAATGGCTACAGTTACAGGGCTTACCGCGGCACGAATGTTGGAGATCGAAGCCGCTTCGGTCGTGGATGGCGATATTGTCGCAGGTAACCTGATTCTTACCAAACATGATGGGTCTGAAATCAATGCTGGCGCAGTAGTCGGCCCCGCTGGACCCCAAGGACCTCCTGGCGTAAATGCAAATGCAATTCCAGGTGAAGTGAAGTTGTGGCCAAGCATAATTTTGCCAGATGTGGCTCAGTATGGAAATTATGCCTGGGCGGCAGGAGGTATTTTTGATGTCGCAACGTTTCCCAAAGCGGCGGCGAATATCGATGCGTATTGGAATACGGCACTAGGAGCAGCTGCGCCGCCTGCTGGTAAGTTTCGAGTACCCGATTTGCGTGGTCTTACAGTGGCTGCGCCTGATGCGATGCCGTCCGGTTCAGCTCGAGTGAATCGTATGACACGTCCTGAAGCATTGACGATGGGTGTTCGGACGGGAGAAGAGAAGCACAGACTTATAATCGCGGAATTGGCTAATCATGGTCATGGCACAAACGAATCGCAGCATGTTCATAACAATGCACTTCATAGTCATACGCCGTTGCGAGGCAAGTTTGCCGTAACTGATAACTCGTTCGATGGTCCGATCGGCACTTTGAACGCCTATGTCTCGGCCGATCCACAAC